TGCTAGATTGGATACGATAAGACTGTTTCCGACAGAGAGGTCTTCGCTCAAAATGGTACTTCCTAGAACATCTAAATTGCAATGTACCGTGACGTTACTTCCAAATGTTGCTAGATTCGATACGAGAAGACTGTTTCCGACAGAGAGGTCTTCGCTCAAAATGGTACTTCCTAGAACATCTAAATTGCAATGTACCGTGACGTTACTTCCAAAGGTTGCTAGATTGGATACGTTGAGATTGTTTCCGACTGAGAGGTCTTGGCTCACGGTTATACTTCCTAGAACATCTAAATTACAATGTACCGTGACGTTACTACTAAAGGTTGCTAGATTCGATACGAGAAGACTGTTTCCGACAGAGAGGTCTTCGCTCAAAATGGTACTTCCTAGAACATCTAAATTGCAATGTACCGTGACGTTACTTCCAAAGGTTGCTAGATTCGATACGAGAAGACTGTTTCCGACAGAGAGGTCTTCGCTCAAAATGGTACTTCCTAGAACATCTAAATTGCAATGTACTATAACGTTACTTCCAAAGGTTGCTAGATTCGATACGAGAAGACTGTTTCCGACAGAGAGGTCTTGGCTCAAAATGGTACTTCCTAGAACATCTAAATTGCAATGTACCGTGACGTTACTACTAAAGGTTGCTAGATTGGATACGTTGAGATTGTTTCCGACAGAGAGGTCTTCGCTCAAAATGGTACATCCTACAACATCCAAATTGCAATGTACCGTAACGTTACTTCCAAATGTTGCTAGATTCGATACGATAAGACTGTTTCCGACTGAGAGGTCTTCGCTCAAAATGGTTCTTCCTAGAACATCTAAATTGCAATGTACCGCGACGTTACTATCAAAGGTTGCTAGATTGGATACGTTGAGATTGTTTCCGACTGAAAGGTCCTGGCTCACGGTTATACATCCTAGAACATCTAAATTGCAATGTACCGAGACGTTACTATCAAAGGTTGCTAGATTGGATACGTTGAGATTGTTTCCGACTGAAAGGTCTTGGCTCACGGTTGTACTTCCTATAACATCTAAATTGCAATGTACCGTGACGTTGCTGTCAAAGGTTGCTAGATTCGATACGATAAGACTGTTTCCGACAGAAAGGTCGTCTCTCGCGGTTGTACTTCCTATAACATCTAAATTGCAATGTACCGTGACGTTGCTGTCAAAGGTTGCTAGATTCGATACGATAAGACTGTTTCCGACAGAAAGGTCTTGGCTCGCGGTTGTACTTCCTATAACATCTAAATTGCAATGTACCGTGACGTTACTACCAAAGGTTGCTAGATTCGATACGATAAGACTGTTTCCGACCGAAAGGTCTTCTCTTAAAATGGTACCTTTTTCAACCTCTAACTCATACAATATTCCAAGTCTGGTTATAAACGGCTGATTTGATCTGGTGACTAAAATTGGAGAATCTCCAATTTCCACATTCTCCAAAAACATATTATTAATAACCGTCTCATTGCTTGTTATTCGTATTGAAGAAACAACGTTTGATCCTGTTCCAATTAACAAATTTGTATCATTATCGACACGCAATAGGGTATCGTTTCGTTGAGAATCCGTAAAATAATATCCATCGGTAAGTGCTGTTTGTAAAAATCCTGGCATAATTAATTAAAAAGATTTTTTATTTCTTTATTTAAAAAAATATAAAATATAAGATATCAATTATTCTAATTATGAATCTATCAGATGGTAAAAACCCTGTTGAAACCATTTCTGTAATTGGATGCTTTAAGAACAGTCAGATATATTTAGAATCATTCTTTTTTAACATGATGAATCAATGCGAAGAACACTATTCTTGCAAATTCGTATATTATTTCATTGAAAATAATTCAAAAGATGATACTTTTGCCGTATTAAAAGAATTCGTATCTACCAAAACATCCGACAGCAAAGTGTTCAAATTTAATGTGGAAGAGGATTATGTAAATAAAGGAAAAGGCATTACATACGATCGTATCGGAAGTATATTGAAAGTCAGGAATTTATTATTGGACAAAATATCACCCATCAATAGCACTTGGTCCATATTAATTGATAGTGACATCTATTTCAATAAAGACATATTGCAAAGAATGTTCAATATTGAACCAATGAATAATAATATAGGTATGATGTCACCTTATACCCAACAAATGTTTTTGAAGGGTGTTCATTTGCCCAAAAACGAAGAAAACAAATTATTGAACCATTACTTTGATACATACGCATATACAGACACCAATGGACACTCTCATTACCCAAAGTGTGCTTTCATGAAATGCAATGTGTGTAATAATTCAAAGACGAGTTCAAATAAAATAGACGAATCGAATCATATAGTCGATGTGAATTCATGTTTTGGAGGATTTGTACTCATCGACAATGACCTATTTAACTCGTACGATATACGATGGGATACTATTACATACAATCAAGATACCGAATGTTTATGCGAACACGTACTATTTTGTTATCAAATTAAAAGAATTGCGAAGAAAAGAATCGTTGTGCTGCAAAATCTGGATAATGTGTTTCGTATATAAAACTACTTAAAATTGAATATATTTATATATGATATCGTATGAATCCATATAGTATTTTGGGCATATCAAATGATTCGAGTAAGGATGATATTAAAAAGGCGTATCGAAAGCTTGCCATGAAATATCATCCAGATAAAGGTGGTGACCCTAAAAAGTTTCAAGAAATTAATAACGCATATGAAGAATTAACATCGGAGAAAAAGAGTGATATGGGACAGGGGTTTCCGTTTGGTTTTGGTCAAAGTTCAGGACCTTCGGGACCTGATATATTCGAAACTTTTTTTGGACATACTAGACAACAACATAGACAACAACAAAAGAAAACAATTAAAAAGCAAATTAAGATATCTATGGAAGAGGCGTATAATGGTGTGAAGAAAACGTTGAATATTAAAACTGAACACGATTGTGATTGTAGGGTCAAATGTGTGAAGTGTAAAGGTACAGGGTTCGTTACTGTACAGATTAAGCAAAACGTTGGGCACGGTTTTTTGGTTCAAACTGTGAGATCACACTGTAATGAATGTAAAGATGGTTACAAACAGAATTCGTCCAAATGCGATAAATGCAATAATACGGGTAAAACACACGTCGAAAAGAAAATAGAAATTAACATCGATAAAGGTGTGGAGACAGGAAAATCATATTTGCGCGATAACGTTATAGACGATGCTGTGCTCATGTTTATCATATTTATAGAACTCGAACCTAACTTTGAAATCGTTCAAAATAATATTATATTCAGGCAAAAGATTGCTTTCGTCGATACTATATTTGGTACAACACTCGTATTAAAACATCCATCGGGTCAGACTATAAATGTGAATACACGGGGATTTTCGAATATATTAACCGAGTCCAACCCACACATCATTCATGGAAAAGGAATGACACCGAAACACAATTACGTAGTTCATTTTAAGATCGATTACCCAAGAATTAAGACAGATGACAAGTTGAAGGACATTATCCGATTAAATTTTAATGAGCTAGTAAACTAAATGAGTCATCACCTTTTCATACATCCCCAAAAGGATTTGAGAGACATGTTAATATATTCCTCTGTACTGCGAAAAATTCGTTCGGAGATTTCTGAAGACATACCCATCCATTATTTTATCCTCCACAAACATGTTGTTCATGTACCGTTCTTATTCAAAGATTTGAAAAATATTCAATTTGTTGAAATGGACAGTTTGAATCCAAAGACTCTCAAATTGTTTATCACTTTTTCCAAAAAGTATAGTACGTCTACGAAACATTGTTTTGGAGAAATAGATATCTTTCGAAATGATAGTAAAAAGGACGCTCATCTTTCGATGACTCACGACCATGACCTTTCAATTTATGATATCACCGATAAGATGATATTCGATAACTTCAGATACTTCCCACAAGTTGCGACAAAGGACAATTCAAAATTTATAAAGAAGTTCTCGAACACCATCAACATCATATCATCCATTTCAAGCACAGAAGCTATGAATTTAACAAAAAATAAAGTTTGGGTCGATTTTTCGAAAATGTTCCCAGCTGAAGACGCGTTCTTTCATGATTCATATACTTTGTTCAACCATGCAAATTCAATCCATTCACTTGGAAATTCAGCATTGACCGTATTCTTGATGTTTTTGAAATACCATAATATGATAAACGTAAAAGATATTCATTTATTTAATGAAGAGGAAACGGTTCTATTATATCAAGACATATGGACAGAAATCAATTGAATATAAGTTCCTCTTCATCGATTGGATTATTGTTTATTTTTGATTCGTTAATCCGTATCTCGTCCCTTAATTGTTTATGGGTTGCAAAGTTTTGGTCTATGTTTGAGTCCAATAACGACTTTTGTTGTTTCATTTTTTTCAGAATATCATTTATATACTTCTTATTCTTTGTATTTTGTGTTGAATTTTGGTTGATCTTACCGATTAAGAACTTCATACTGTGTGAATGACTTGTAATGATCAAGTTTTTATCTCTTTTGAACTGAACAATCAGCCTCCATAAGGTTATCAAATACACCACAATCGCAAAAAACATGATATATATAACATCCATTCGAATCTTAATATATTCATACAAAAAAGATATAAGTATATCGGTCTGTTGGTATCATATATAATGTGACGCATGGAATTATATATGATGTGTATCAGTTTTTTATAATCATTATTTATATAAAATGCATCATTCCTCTATATTATGTTTTATGCTTGTTATAATTGCAATACAACTTTTATACATTTATAAAAACAGGATAATAGATCATTACGAATCCGAACCCGAATCGAAAAACGATTTGACTGTTAGGACTGAAAAAAACCTGGCGAAACTTGAAACATATACATCCAGTTTGATCAATTTAAAAGATAAACTCATACATAAAACACGATTAGTTTTGGAACGTAAAAACATAGAGGATAGTCTTGAGCACATAAATCACGTGCGTGAAGAAATGTAAGTAGATAAAGTATAGTTATGTGAAAAGTTTGCCTTTCCATTGATAACAATTGAATAAGGTCATTGTTGTGTAAAAATAGTACATGTAGTACAGGAAATGGAAACACATTTGAATGAGCGATAGTTGTTTTATCATGTATGTTTTGGATAGAACATAGCCTCGACTCCTGTAATAGTTGCGCACACCGACACCGCTGATCACCGCGAACCTTGAATAGCCGTGATATACTGAAATCAATTCAGCAACTTTCAGGAGGGATTTTCCAAAACCTTTATGTTGAATTGTATCTTTTTTACGAAGTTCCTTCACCGGAACCATGGTCGAATACACGTGTAGTTCTCGAATCAAAGAGCAATGATCGATTTCGTCTAGATGAGGTTGTTGTAAATTAGGAAGTCTTAGACGACAAAAGCCGTATAAGTCTTTTTCGTCGTGACTTACATAACTAATGAAGTATTCCCAAGCTCCAGAAGAATAAAACTTATTAATTTTGAGTTTAAAATCAGGATCAATATGATTTGATTTTACAGAACGACAACGAATGCATTTACACACATCTTGCATTTGTTTTAATAAGAGCTGGCGCATATGTGGAACCGAGCACCCGCCCAAAATGTATTCGTCGTTGATATCGCGAACAATACGAATCAAACGAATTCGGTTATGAACCTTTTTCTTCATTTCAATTAATACATCGAACAATTGATCATTTGAATAGGGTACATATTTGCCTTTATTAAACCACTCTTGTAAAACACTCCATGGCACCACAGATGTAGGATACACTTTCCACTGATCAACTTGCAGACGACTGTCGTTCAACATTATATCAAACATCTCGGAATCTTTTTCGGGTGTGGCGCCAGGCAACATTGGCATTAAATGCACATCTACTTTGAATCCATTGTTTAGTAATAGTTCAATCGCTTCCATTGAGGTCTCGATCGTATGACCTCTGTTTATTTTTTTTAGGAGCTTGTTATCGGTATGTTGTACCCCCATTTGAACACGGGTTACATTATACCTTCGAAACAATTGTAATTCTTCTAGATTTACTGTGTCAGGACGTGTTTCAATAGTCAATCCGATAATATGAATGTCTGCGTTTTCGTTCAATTGTATTTCTTCTTCGAGAGTTAATGGCTCCCTCGGGTCTTGTTTATATGAGTTTGCAGCATAATATCCGTCACGGATAAATTCAAGTTGATATTCTCGCGGATATTCCGACCAAGTTCCTCCACTGATTTCAAACTCGATTTTGTCCAATGGGTGTCCCATAGATTCATACTGGGCCAATCGGGTGTGGAACTGGGCAACACACTCGAACCCACAATCGTTGGCTCGCGCTACTCCAGGTTCTTTCATCAAATAACTGCGTGGCTGTCCGGGTTCCGAGGGACAGTAATAACAATTGTGTTTGCATGAAAAGCTTTGAGTTTGTTTTTCACCATTCGAATCCGTATATGTTGGATACGCACTAGTGAATACGCATACATTTAAAATACCATACTGACTTCTCCCAGCCTTTTTTATCAGCTCTCGGGGCGCACTCACATTCTTGTTCTCCTTTAAATACACATGACGAATCATATTTTTGCTCGCATTGTATTTATATTTTCTACGGAATGAGAGCGAGTATTTGTTCCAATTCGATACATCATGATTCTCACTCATAAATAGTTTAATATCATCATATTGTTGTTCATTGACGATACAGTTGTCTTCAATGTCGATCATATTCTGATTTCAAAATATCTTATATTTAACATTTTATATCAATTTTTAAAGCTGTGAAGATTATTGTTGTCTATCGTCAAGTGAATGTTTATGCTTTTTGAGTCGTATCTGTGGTTGAATTAAAAATCATCACAGATTTTTCATTCACCAGATCTTCTGAAAAGTTCTTCATAATTGCGGCAATACGTCCAAACTCATTTCTTAATTCCGAGATTGATGCATAGTCATCATATATGATTATTAAAGATGTTTGGAGAGTGTTAAACTTTGCTCCAAATGTTGCAATATTTATGTCCACTTTGGTATGCTGAAACGATAATTTTTCTTCATCCACAATCGATGGGCAATATTCTGTGGAGGTACTCTGTATGGCTGAGCATTTTCCTTCGAATGTGTTTGACAATTTTACATCTAAATCATTTACGATTTCATCAATAAGAACTATGATGGTTTCTCTTTTATTCTTTATTTGTTCAATTCGTACGTAGTAATCTCTCGTCAAATTGACAAGATAGTTCGACATTTCAATCGCAGACAATGCTGTCAAGTCGGATATTTTAGTGAATTCAACTTGATTCGTTTTCCCATGAGAAGGCAAACTTACAGAAGAAGCCTGTGATTTGGTTTCATATGATACATCAAACATATCCATTAAGAAAGATTTCGTATCCTTTAATGTCATAATAAAATTTTTTTTTGTCACCTCAAAATCACTTTCAAAACAGGGTAAGTCACAATTCGGTGATTGAAATCGTTCATATATTTTACAATTAAAAAATACTATAAGTGTTATGAACATAATAAAAACCAAAATTCGATAATCTTTCATTTTTAATGAAACATATAATATTTTTGCGAATCAATCGTCTATGATGTCGTCGCGAAACAATCGCGGTGCTAGTTTCGGAACCTTCGTCTTTTTCTTAACACCACCAACGTTTTTGTCATACAATTCTCTGTTTTCACGATATTCTTTCACATTTTTCCATACATCGCTCAACTGGTTGATCAAATCACCGAATAACACTTTATCGCGATACACCCTCCGAAGGAAATAATCTTTGATCCCATAATAATATACGTTTTTGTATTGGGTACTATCGAACTCGAGGTTATCGAGCTCTCCATACACATATTTAGAGCTTTCAATCTCATAAACGACACCTTTGTACATGCAGTTTTCATCCTTGTTCATATCATTCCTTGAGTTGAATTCGACAATATAACATTCCAGGTAATCACACTCTTCCAAATCACACACTTCCAATTGACCCTGGATCTGCATATAATACTGTTCGGGAATCTCTTCGTTCTTTTTACGGCGATATGGGCACTTGATTTCTAACATGATACCCATATCACTGATACCATCTGGAGATGCGCCGATAAACGACAATTCAGGATGCTTTATCAATCCGAACTCGGTGACATTCACACCCATTATTTTTTTGTAAAACATGTTGGCAACCTCTTCGTATCGAATTCCCCATTTGAGTGGCGGGCAGTTGCTATCGAATTCTTTGACGTCATACCCACATTTCGATCTATAAAAATCTTTGCTCGTTCCAAACTTTCCTTTACCGACCGCCAAAGCGAAGTCAGACGCGGTGATTAGATTGTTTCGAATAGAATACCAATTTTCACTTCGTTGTTCAATTACAGGCATCTGTTCAATCAACTCTTTTTGTTCCAGGTATTCGCGAATCTTTTCGATACGTTGTTCCACCCGTTTTTCTGATATTTTCATGTACCCTTTGGAGTAGAACTTGGACATTTTGTTCAACATTTCTTTAATAGACCCTTTTTCACGTAATACTTTTGACACAATATTATCGATTATAAAAACATCCATTTAATATGAATTTAACAGTTAGTATAATAATACAAGTTGATTTTAAATCAATATATAGTTATTCTTTTCTAGAAGTTGACCGAATAAAATTCAGTTTTTAAATACAATGAAAACATTGTAATTCATGAAGTAATTCAAACGCTTCCTAAAATTCTATTCACGTAATAACTTTACGATTGCTTCGTCAGTAAATTTGTATTCGAAATCCGGTTGGTCTAGCCTACCATCACGAATGATATTGTATTTTCCGGTTTTGATATTCAAATCATATATATTGAAATTTGTTGTCAAATCAAAATTTTTCGTACGTGTTGCCAAGTTGAGACTAATACTACCTGTCGAACCACTGACGATGCGGTGAAAAATACCTGCAGGCCACACAACCATAGCTGGTTGATTATAATACAATTTGTTGTTTTTGTATACTTTTTCAGGGGTAACTATAAAAGACTCTTTCCTTTTTTCCCTTGGACAATAAATATCAATGAAACGTTCTCCTTGAAGAACAATCAAATTATCATCCTGTCCAGGATGCATATACCAAGGACGTTTTACAGATTCACAAGGACCTGGGGATACACCATTCGCTTTATGAATTACGCGGTCGATCCCATCGATACGAGGAATATCCGAAGACACAACTTCGTCAAAACAAACTCCTGCTGTTCTCCTCAAAGTTCGTAGCGGGATTATTCTGTACATGTTTTGTTAATAGGAACTATGGAATCTATTTTTAAGTCAAATTTATTATGCGCAATCCTATCTCATAATTTTCATTATTTGTGAATATTTCAAAAAAAAGTTTATTTATCAATCATCGATGTATGGTAAATAGATTTATGATACTGATGATAAGAACCATTTATATATATAAACAAACAGTATTACTATATATTATATATGAGCTTGCATTTATATTACAAAAACGAGGTCGACATATGTGTCGGAATCGACGAAGCTGGGCGTGGTTGTATGATTGGTCCCGTATTTGCTGCCGCGGTCATATGGAACCCGGGAGTCGATGCAACGAATATTAAAGATTCAAAAAAGATTTCAAGAAAGAATCGCCACATTTTGAGGAAATATATTGAAGCCAATGCAATTGCGTACGGTGTGGGTATGGCTACGCATGAAGAGATTGATGAGATGAACATTTTGAATGCGACTTATCTAGCTATGCATCGTGCTTTAGATGCGATAAAAAATGCAGAGTATGATCGGCTTTTAGTAGATGGACAGTCATTTAAACCGTATAAATGCAATGTTCATGATTGTATCATTGGTGGTGATAATATATATGTGTGTATCGCAGCCGCGAGTATACTCGCAAAAGAACATCACGACGAGTGGATACTGACGAATTACGGAGAGGATGTAAAATATGATTTAATTCATAATCGGGGTTACGGTACGAAAAAACATCTACAAGGAATCATGGAGCACGGTATTACAGAACATCATCGAAAATCATTTTGTAAGAAATATTCAAGCTGACCACGAAACAGAGAGTATGCGTGAATTTACGACGATTTAAATTCACCGAATGATTCAATTGAAATCAGAGATGTAAATAACTCAGGGAATATGGGTATAAATCCTAATATAACCTTTACCTAGATTGTCGATAGGCGTGAAGTCCGTTGCCGCTTCAACTCTAGTATCTGATGTGTTGTAATAAGATGACCCGCCACCACCACCACCACCGTGACCACTGCCATTAATACCTCCACCACCACCACCATACCAACCACCACCACCACCACCACCAGCATAGTCATTACCACCAATTCCACCGTTTCCACCGTTTCCGATACCTTCTCCACCAAGAATATCAGAAGTTTTTTCAGTTCCAGCTCGACCACCTACATATTGTATACCAGCAACGCCCGATTTTCTTCCAGAACCAGCAGCACCACCCGCAGTGGTCGTGCCTTTTTGTCCATTTCCAGACCCAGAACCGTTCGTACCATTGAAAACATCCGGTATTCCTCCCGCACCCCCATTGCCAGTATCGGCAGCACCACCTCCACCACCAGCAATGACCATCCATGTTTCTGTAGATGCTCTGAAGCCGGTTCAACCACCTCCACCCCCACCATGTCTAGATTTACTGCCGTTTGAAGAATTCGTATTCTTTTCTCCTGGCCCACCAACCACAATGTTATATTCGACTCCACCAATAACGTCAACGTTGACACAGAGGTA